CGGCATTATAGGACGGGAATAAACCAACTCACCAAGCTTGTTGTAATACCCTGCCATTTTTTCCTCATGATAGAGAATTTTCACACACTTTTCATTTTCAACATATTCAGAGCCTTTCTTTATGTTTTCAAGAAGTTCCTGTTTCCTTTCATTCAAAGGCTTTAACTCTGCCTTAAATGCTTCCATAGCTTCTTTTTTCTCTATCTCAATATCATTAATCTGAATTGAGGTTTCAGCAAGATATTCTTTCTTTTGCGCTAATTCATCCGGTGTAAACCGATGTGTATAGCCAATCTCTTCCACTGCATCGGCATTGTCCTGTAGGAACTGCCATCTATCCTTTTCGGGGATTTCTTGACCTAAAAATTTATCCATTATTTTTCAATTTAAAAATTAGTTCATCTTTCATTCTCAATATTCTGGCCATACCTCTCATCCGGGACTGAGCAGCGAGATACATTTGTTTATACTTAGCCGCATCCGTTAAGGCACGCTCGTATTTGGCTGTCTTTTCATCGGCAAACCTGCCTAAGCTGTCACGCTTATAAACCTTCGGAGGCTTAACCTCATTCCCGAATAAGTCGTTCATGACTAAATAAATTCTTTGTTACGTTCGATTTCTTGTTCTATATGGATAAGAAACTCATTCTCATTCGGTGCAGGCAAATAAATACCAGCTTGCGCTTGAGACCAGTTTCTAAATCTTTCAATTGCAGTTGTCATTTCGCCAGTGGTAAGTTCCGAACTGCTTCTCATGTAGGTTATCTCCTTACCCTGCTTATTGATTTTCTTACGTTCAAATAAATCACGATTACAAGTTTTTTTAAAATAGTCAAGTTTGACTTCTTCAAGGCTGTAGCCAAATTCACAAGCAAAGAAAGACAGTAGTAAATGAAGATAAGAGTTCTGTGCTAAAGAGCGATTGGGAAGGCGTTTTTTGACCTCTACAACCGCCCTTTGCTGAAAGAGTTTGTTTACATACTCTTTGTACCTGTCAATCTCATAAGGATTATTTAGATTGAAAATCATACGCTAAAAAGGTAAATCATCTTTTACATTACCATTTGCATCAACAGGAGGCGGAAAATTCTGCGGTTGCTGCTGATAGGTCGGTTGTGCCGCTGGCTGTTGTACCGATGTTGTCTGTTGGGATTGAGACACACCGCCACGTCCTTCTATTTTGTAGCATCGAATAGCTGCCATACGTTTGAGTTCTCCGTCCTGATTCGTCCAAGAACGACCTTGTATCATAAATGATACAGTGACAACATCACCATGATTAAAGCGGTCAAGCTCTGCACATTTATCACCCGAAAACTCTAAGGGAATAACATTTTCATACTCGCTACGCTCACCCGTATAAGGGTCATAAGTGGTAGCATCTAAAATAAATTCCCGTTTAGTAAATGGGGAACCACCACTTTTAGATGGAATTTGAACGGTTTGCCCGATTTCTATTATTCGTCCGGTTATTTGATTTGCCATAATTAATCCTCTATTTTTTCTTTTAATAAATACTTGGTTAAGTTTCTATATTCTGCCCACTCTAAAAAAGAATGTAGCAGATTCATATTATCCTGTTCCATACCATCATAACGATAGCACGTAATAGCAGGCTCATACCTTCTCAGTGTCAGTCCCCTGACATCGTATCCATGCTTATCTTTATCATATCCATCAAAGAGAAATAAGTCAAAATGAAACACATCTACATTGAATAGCTGGAGATAGAATTTCCATTGACAGGAATTGATGTAATCGGCATCGGTAGGATAAGAATATTTAGTTTTAATGTCCCTAATTTCTATTCCGTCTATCATGTCGGCACATCCGGTTACTACAGCACCTCCAAAGTCTTTGTAAAGCCGTATCTCGTGAAAAGCGTCTGGATGCTCATTTCGGTATTCAAGGGCAACTTTGCATTGTGTAACATCCATAAGTACCTTGTATCCGTCAACGTCAAATGATCTTCCACATGGAACAGGTTCTTTCTGTTCTTTGTTGTAATATAGAAATGTGCGCTCTCCGGAGGGAACTTTCTCGCATTGCGGAGTGCCTTCCTCTATAATGCGGTGGAAAGCAGTCCCTATGCGAGTATATTCATTCCCTTTAAATTCTCCGACAATAGAATCAATAACAGATTGTTCTGTTATCTCATAGTTGGCATAATCACTTTGTTCTATGTACTTTCGGAATGCTTCTAAAGTTGTTACGCGAATTAACGGATTCATCCTTTTACAAAGAGTTTTTTGTCCTTATCAAAAGTATATCCCTTTGCTGCAAGATTCTTCTGCATTTCGGAAAAGAATGGCACTTGCATAATCTTAGGAAGTAGCTTTGTTGCTTCCATTAAAGCAAGAATATCTTCATCAGTCATTGCTGCTGAAAGCTGTTCACGTATTGAAGCAAGTTGCTCATTAGCTTTTGCTTGTGCTTCTCCTTTACCAAGAATAGCTGTTTTTACTTTTAATATAATGTCAGACATACATGTGTCAAATTCGGTAGTGCCATAATCAGGAATTACGACTGTTTCAAGACCGGCAACATTCTTACCTACAAAATTGTCTAACGGTGCAAATGATATGCAACGTTTCCCGTTCTGTATGAAGACATATCCAACTTGGTCTGCTATTCTTACAAGCAAGTCCTTGGACTGTCCAGTGCAGTCTGGAGAGTGTTTTATCACATCACCGTCTGCCGTTTCTTTGTCGTGGCAGATAAAAACAATGTCCGAACCATTAGAGCGAAGAAAGTTAACAAACTCTTTAAAGTCTTCTCCCATCTGACCAAACCGTTTAAGAGCATTCGTTTTTAATTTATAGTTGTTCTCAATAGCATATTGGCTCAAATAATCGTCTATCATCGATTTGGCCGTATCTACAACAATAGTCTTATATTCTTTCATTGCTTCACGTTCGCTATCTATATCTTTCCAGCACTTAGCCATAATAGTATCACAACGTTGCACTGCGCGGTCGGCTCCACGGTCACAATCTATCAATAAAGGATTTAATGCAGTTGTAGCTACACTTGTTTTTCCACTTCCTGGAACTCCATATAATACAATGATAACTGGACGTTCTGGTAGAACATCATTCTTTTTTACGATCGGCATAATTAAAAAGTTTTATTTGTTAAAGATTGAGTGGGAGATACGGGATTTGAACGCCGTGACCTGTGCAATGTAAACAAATGGCAAACTACTGAAAATATTGATTGCACCGCTCTGCCTTACTGAGCTAATCTCCCGGGTGTACCGCCCGTCTTCACAGATTGGACGGTACGAATAATACTAATACATATCTGATTCTAAGTGTAATCATTCATTGTAGGTGACGTATATCCCCAGGCATGAAAGTAATGCCATAAGGAAGAACATGAATGCCGGAAATACTTGCCCAACATTGGTTATCGTTACTGACCTCACCAGTAATACAACTATATACAATAGACAGAAGGTAAAGAATACCGTCCAACAATTTATCTTTCTCATACAAATGTTATCTCGTCTCTATAAACTTCGATAAAGTCATGTTTACCAAACTCTATCGTAACTCTATCACCGTTAATGCTGTATATTTTCCCGATCTTGTTTTCCCAACCGGGAGCTTTATATTTTACTAATGTTCCTTTTTTCATTATTTTATTGTTATACGTTAATTAGTTTTTAATTGATATACTAAAAAGAGTCCGACCTATTTTCACAAACCGGACGGACAAAAACCTAAAATTATTATTCAAACATCAAGTGTTCCCGTGGGCGTTCCGGTGATTGCCTTACTATTTACACTAAGGGTAGGTAAGCCACGGGATAATTTTATTTCTTCTTCTTTGTTTTGCTTATTATATCAAACCTTACCACACCGGGAATAGAACCTTCGGAGTAAGAAAAATAATAAGATCCTCTGCTTGCTCTAATCATTGGGTCGTCACAGCTATCAAACTTTATTGTTTTTGAATATCCATCAACGTAATGGATATTGACGCTATATTCATATACGGGCGTTTTTAGACGAGAACATACTCCTGCTCCCATAAGAAGTATTCCGATTATTGATGCTGTAATAAGAACATTTCTTATTACACCGGCTGTTCTGTCTCCATAACTTGCATTCATATCGAAAAGCAATGCACCAAAAACACATCCAATAAAAAGAAAGCCACCACAAATTACAAATTCCATAATATATATTTTTACAATTTGGCTCCCCTCAACGCAACAATACGTGTTTAGCCTTTCAGCATGCCCGAATTTGACGGGAGGGGAGATATTTCAAAATGAATTTCTTCATTAGTCATTGTACCTCTATGCGTTGGTGGTGCCCCATTCCGACCTATTACTTACCCGTTACAAGGACTTCGGTACATAGAGTGTGTTCATTAACTTAATCACGCTGCTGCCTTATGCTAACATTCACCTCTCAATGAATGGTTATCGCAATCGGTTGCTTATACGCTATACTCCGCATCGGCTATGTGTGCTCTACGCACCGCTTATCTGCGCAGCCATGTTTTCCCGTTTGGGCAGATTACCCCGGTGTCTTGCTGAAGACAAGGACATTTTTGAGTGTTTCCCTTCACATCCCGAATACTATCATCGGTTTAGTTTGTTCCCTCCCGATTCTCGCCATCGGCTGCCGTTCAATCCGTCAAAGGGATGTTGTGATATAATCGTGTGATTAATTCTCGTATAAGAAAGCCTCGCCTTTCTTTCTGAATAACCTATACCCAGCGTACAGGCTTACTAATACTGTTACTATCTCTATCATAATCGTATGAGGTTAATTGTTATCTCCAACTACTATCGTAGCATATCAATTCGGGATTCAAGTCTATCAAAGCCTGTCTAAAATTGTTGGCAGGCTTCGGATAGTCGGTATAAACAGGATTTGTCTGCGCCTTATAATCGTCCATTTTCAGACTTGCATCCACCCAAGCATCTTTCAAAGCCGTAGCAAAAGAATACCACTTGAAAGCCTTGTTCTGCTTCATGTAAACCCAAGCTCTCTGCATGATGGCTTTCATATTATATTTGCCATCTTTTATTAATTGGTAATCTCTCTTTTTCATAATTAGGATTCAAAAACTCTATATCTTGGAAGACCGGATTAGATCATCTATGTTTTGGCGGTCATAGATATAAGCTTTGTTTGATAGCCTATATATGTTGACTTTGGGATTTGTATTGATGTTTTCCAATACATATCGTTCTGACACTCCTAAGTATGCGGCAAGTTCTGTTTTACTGAGCCATACTTTTTCAAGGGGTGTTACTCTTCCTAAATTCTTTGTACGTGACATGGTTATTTAATTATTGTATTATTATTGAAAAAAAATCACAAACAACCTTATTTCGCTTGGTAATGAATAGATCATAGCTATTACTAATTATAATGTTATTGGGTTCTTGTTACTGAAACTCCTTCCGGACACACACGTGTATAGAATGTATATCCGTGTTTTGCCAGTCTACTGGCAGTAGAACGGACAATATTCTCTTTTATATCTCTACTTCTTATGACTCTGGTTTCACCAACAGATATGCTCTTTAAAGTAGCTGCCGGTGAGATTATCTTTACTGCTATTGTTTGTTTACTTTCCATATAGTATTTGTTTAATAATTAATCAATCTCCCACAAAACAAGAACCGAAACGTCCTCTGTTGTTATTTGTATAGTAAGCGGATATTGGAGCATTAAAGCTGTCGTATGAACTTCTTTTAGCTGGCTTATATTCTCCAAGTTGACTGTTTATCTGATTAAGGTATTTTTTATCAGCTTCTGCCTTATAGTCGGTAGAAACACCTTCTTTTTTCTCCTTTACCCACATTGAAAACTTTGCCATCTTCCAAGACTTTTTCAAGCACTCAGACCAAGTGTATTTACCTGTCTTACAGAAGTTATGAGCTTTTTTCATTATGTCTGATAAATCGTACTTCATATTTGCTTTCTTTATTTATTTAATTATCTTTGTATTTACTTTAAAAAAGTAACGTTGTTGATTAACAACAGTGCAAGGATACAGTAAAATACTGTATCAACAAGAAGAATACAGTAAAATACTGTATGTTATAAAACATGTTTTATATGATTGATTGATTATTAAATAGATATGACTGAGTTTAGAACAAAACCCCAAAAGAAAGAGGAGTATTCTATGTTCATTACATCAGAAGATAAGGATGCTGTGATTGATTTGATGCTTGATAGAAAAGACGAAGAAGAAATAGTTCGTTTGGATTACAAAGATGTGTCTTGCTTATTAAATATAAGTAAAGGGCAATATAAAAATATTATAGAAGAATTTAAGAACGATGGTATGATCGAACAATGCGGGTATGGAGATAAGTATAAACTCTTATATGGCATACACAAGAAAAAAGAATATGGCGGATATTGTATGGAGAGGGATGCTTATATGGTAGGTCTTAACAACCTGCAATTACAGTTAGAGAAAGTACAGAAAGAGCTATCTCCAACCGTAATTGAAAAAATAAACAACGTAGTCGCCAATATGAAAGATGTATCTGAAATGATAATCGGAATAAAAACAATATCCGAAATTATTTCTCATCATATTCTTCCATAAACAAGTATGAAAGAATTGAAGCAGATCGAAGAATGATGGCAGAGATATTTAACTCGTCAGACATTTTTTTACTAAAATCTGAATTTACGCAATTAATATCACCATTTATGAAAGCTCCTGCAATATATTTTAAAGAACTTATAATTTCTTCCATGTTATACGGGAAATTATTGGGAACTATAAAAGAGCTGGTTTCAAAGCAATCAGGATGTAATGATTTAACTTTTTCTGCTTCCTTTCTTAAAAGAATACCCCTCAAATTGTACTTATCATACAATATGTCACAGATGGATTTTTGTATTTCATATTTAAGCGCTTCTTTACCATTCATTGGACTATTCGGCTCTGTTGAATGCGTTTTTAATAATGATTCGTAGACTTCATCAATTAATTCTTTAACATTAATGGTTTCTCTTAATTTTTTCATAATTCGTTCTTTGATTTATTGTACAATCGGTTAATTAATAATTATAATCTTATAGATATTGTTATTTAATTAAGTAATTATCAAGTATATTATATACTTTATGTTAACTTACAAATTACCAGGTTTGAAGGAACGTTGATTTTTGAGTGAATCATCCCCTTACCCGTAGAGAACGGTTTTTTCTCTAACGGTTCAGGGATAATTCAATGGTAAATCACCAGTATAAGTTAGGTATCGACCCCATCGGCTCTGAATTGGGTGCTTCCAATCTCGGCTTTCAGCTTCTACAGAGTTGGTTATCTCGTAACCTGCACCTGCGCACCAGTCTGCTTATTTCAATCGACTGCCTTCTTTCGTGCATCCCCTCATGGGCTTTCACCATGAAGCTTCGGAAGGTTGTTTCAAATCTGTTATTGGTCGAACGTATTTTCCCCGATAGCCCTCCGCAGTACTCGTAAAGCGGAAACAATAACCGATTGTATATTCATATAAAAAGAATGAATCCCGTAATAGGTAGCAGCTATCACAGGATTCATCTCATATAATTAGCCCGGAAAGGGGTAAGTATAAACTATGTCATTCGAACAACTGCTACTTGTTACGGATGCAAAGATACAGTAAAATACTGTATCTTCAAATAAATACAGTATTATTATGATGAGCAGTAAGGAAATATTAGAATTTATCACTGAGAATGAGAAGATAACTCTTTCTAAATTATCTCAATTGATGGGAATTAAAAGGGCACAGCCATTGTATGATATTCGTGATGGGAAAATAAAAGCCATCAGTGCTAATTATGCAGATAAGATTTTATCTGTATTTCCTGAATATAGTAGGGCATGGCTTATTACGGGAGAAGGACAACCTTTTTCTGAAAATAAGAATGAAGAATATGCTGATGAAGGTATTGTTATAACTAAAAAAAATAACAGTATGACTACAAGTGAGCGTTTTTTAAAAGTTATGGATGATTTAAAAATCAATCCATATATTCTAGAAAAAGAGATTGGGGTAAAGTATGCTCAGGCAAAAATATCTCACTATAAAAAAGGAGTAACGAAAACAATCTCTTCTGATATAATAGTTCGACTTTGTGAAGCTTATCCCCAAGTCAACGCCAATTACATCCTCACCGGTAAAGGCAATATGTTCCTGAACAGTGAATCGCCTGAGTTATTATCAAAAGAAGAAGTGGAAGGAATGCCATCACCAGAAAGTGCCGAATATTGGGAACGCATGTATAAATCAACGTTAGTAATTTATGAATCATTATTAGATGATTTGCAGAATAGATTTGATGAGCTTGACAATTCGTTGAAACAAATTCATAGTGTTTTCAAAGGTAGAAGGGAGGCTGTGTAATTATTATGTTCATAAACATGTTTTAAAATAAAACTTTTATGAGATAATTATTGTTACTATTTCTGTTATCTTTTCTGTATAATATTAATTTGTAATCTAATGAATGAAAATTATGATCTAATGATGAAGCACATCCTGCGCATGTCAGAAAGTTATGTGCGGGTACTTAAAGAGTTAACGGAATTAAGACATGAAATTGCGGAACTTAAAAGGGGAATGCCTAAAAGGGAAAAAGTTTATCAAATGGAAATCTTGAAAAGTGCAAATCTGTAA